TGGTTTACAGCTTTTCTCAGCATGAGTACTACCACGACGCAAGTCATAGGTAGCACCACTGCCGAACCGGCACAACTCGACAATGCGATCAAAACGCAGAGGACCGAGGATCTGGGCTATTTTACGCTGCGCATCGGAAATGATGCGCGGCGCGACGGTGTAAGAAGCCGTCGCAGCCTCAGTTTCTAGTCTGACGTTTGTTTTGAAACATTGTCGCTCGGAGTCAATCCAAGTAGCGAGGGCCTTTGCTGCAGGATTTATGTCTTTGTGTTTAAAACCCTTCCACTTACGTAGAAAGGACACGTAGACATAGTCCCTAACAAAGGTCTCTGCAGAGTTGTACGCATCTGCCTTAATATCGTAATTGACATAGTCAAGCACGTCATCGAGGCTGATGCTCGGACGAAGGTGCTCTCGCAAAATCTGCATCACTGCAGACTCGACACCCAAAAGGTGTTGCGAACTCTTCATGTGGGATCTCCTAGAGAGGTTTCACTGGATGTAGGTCAGGCTCTCGACGAGCGCAACCATTTGCGTCTCGCCAAGAAGGCTGGCCATCATCTTCCGCAAGTCCTTGCGGTTTTGAAGAGTGGCACGTTCGGGCAGAATGAACTCCGAAAAGGACCGAGGAACGTAGCTCACGGTCGGCGCCGGCAAGATCCCGGACACTGTCGAATTCGACAGAGTCTCGAGAACTGGCTCGTGCAGACCGATGCGCGCACGGTTCGTACGGCCGGCGGAGTTCTGTTGCGCTTGGGGGACAGGGGGACGGGTGAATTCGACGGAGATACGCCAGTTGCCAATTTGATTGGCAGCCGACTGATCTTCGAACCAGTACACGCCGTTCTTGTCCCTTCCGACGGGAATGAAGGTGTGATTTACAGGGGTCGCCTGTGCGTCCGCAAGGACGATATTCGTGGCCATGTAGGACACTTTCTCAAGAAAAGAAAAGCTAGGAGACCTAGCGAAATCTGATGCCTCAAAGAGACATCAGGGTTGGTTTAACGTCCGCGTAAGACTTGTCCTAAAAGGGACGCAGCCGAAAGCAGACGAGACGAACCCAGCTGAACTTTAAAGGAAGGAAAGTTCGGAGCCGGATAGGTGGACAGAGCCGCTCTGTCAATGGAAGAGATACGAAGACGACCCTTAAAGTTGTCTTGTGTATACTCGACCGTCGACGGAGAAGGACGACCCCAATTCCAACTACATTCACCCGTTAAGAGCCAGGTCCGATAACCGGACTGGAACCTACTCGCGTATAGAAGATAATTCTCGTAATTGCGCAGATAACTGCCAACTCCGACGAACCAGTCGACTACAAACGAGTAAGGGGTGAGTTCCCAAGCGATGCTCAGCGGATTCAGACTTGTAAACCGCGCAATATCGAAGGTTGGGTCTCTCAAGTCAACACCGATTGTCACCGACCTCTTAAAGGTTGAGGTGTCAATTGGGTTAACTAAGCGACCAAAGATCGACGACACTGCAGCAGTGGAGGGCCTGTAAGGCGCTGAAGCACGAGCGGAATGATGGGCAACCTTGTTGACGACGACCCGAAGATTTTCTTCGGCAAGGCCGTAGATAGACGAGAGAAGAGGTTTAACGCCGTAAACGTACTCAAGCCAGGCATTAGATGCCGACTTAATGAGTCC